TCAGCCTCAGCGTCGATGTTGTGGAATGCACTTACGTCTTGTGCTAATTCAGGAGACCAGCTAGCTCTCAACTTTCTTTCAGTTACAGAAACTGTTACTGACTCTAAGTCGAAAGAAACCTCACCGATTTCTTCTTCGAACTCTAATGAACTATATTCTCTCCAAGTTACCGCGATGTTACCAAGAGCTAAATCGTTACTTGAATAGTCAGCAGGTGTGTAACCTGATGTTGCACTGTAGTTTTCTACGTCAACAGCTAGGTATATTACACCTTCGGCGTCACATAGGTTGTTATAATTACCTGTTCTACCTGCGGCTTTGTTACCATATTCTACAATACCTTTACCATACTTCTGTGTTACCACGTTGAAGTTTTTAACACCATTGTTCGCGGTAGCGTTACCTGAAATAGTTACAGTTAATGAAGCTAAGAATTCTTCAGTATCCATCGGGTGACCGTTAGGACCTGCAAGTTTTCCTCCACCATCAAATGTTGTGAAACCTGATACACCAATAATGAAGCTTGATACACTTGCTCCCGATAATGGAGCTGTTGAAGTTGATACCACTCCACTAGAGAATGTTACAAACGCAAACTCAGCACCTGAAATAGTTGTATACGCACCTTTTGAGTAATCGAATAAACCTTGGTCAACATCGTCACTATTTTCATAGAAACGGTCGTAAAGGTTACCACCTGTATAACCAGTGTTAGGGTCAGTTAATGAACTTGGGAAACCGTAAGGTTGGTAGTGACCACCACCCGCTGTTCTTTCTTGAATTTTAGGTACAAAGTAGAATAATTTACCGATAGGTAAGTTCATCGCTTGTACTGATACGATGTCATTCGCTAACAATTTAGAGAATACACGACGGATGATAGGGAATACTACAGTTTCAAATGAACCTGAAGCGTCCGCAACCGCGGCTTCGTTAATTAAGTATGAAGCTTGGTTTTCATACAATTGTGCGATGTTATCTTTTTGGTGACCGTTAAGTCCTTCTAGGAATCCTAAGTCATCCCATTTTTTAATGGTATCTTCTTTGATAACTCTAAGGTGTTTTAACCCGATGTTACCAACCATACCTGAATCTAATAATGCTCCCATTTTAGTATTTATTTTTAATTTTTAGTTTATTTTTTATTTTATTTTTGACATCAAATCTTTCATTCTCTTGAATTGAGGATTTTCATAAGCCTTAGACTCAGATAATACTCTTTCAGAAGAAGAGGTTGTTGGTGCCGATGTTAGTTTATCAACCATTGATTCGGTTACTGTCTTTTTAGTACCTAATTCAGATGTCATTAAACTGTACAAATTTTTTGATTCTTTCAAAGTTGAGATTGAATCAAATCTTTTTAATATGTTCAACTTCTCTTGTTTGGTGGTTGAGTGTTCAGTGAACAAACGAGTAGCGTAAGCTAAGTTGGCGTTAAATACAGCAACCTCATTTAACTTTTCTTTGAATAATACAAGAGCTTTCTTGTACTCATCATTTTGTTTTCTAAGTTTGCTAACTTCTTCGTTGATTTCTTCTCTTTTATTACCGGCGTAGAATTTCTTTTTAGATTTTAATCCTCCGTGGTAACCATTACCTATGGTACGAGCAGATTCTTCAACATCACCTTCAATTGGCATGTCACCCTCGTAAGTGTCGTCGACGTATTCTTCAAGTGATTCATCACCCATCATGTCCTCGTCAACATCATCAAGTTCGATTTCATAAACAGTTTCTTCTGTTTCGTCACCTGACATCATCTCTTCACTCATTTCTTCTTCAGATTCCATTGACTCGTAGTCCATTTCTTCTTCTAAATCATCTGAGTTCATAGTTTCGTCTAACTTAATGATATACTCATCATCACCATCAGATAGTTCGATGTGACCTTCATCTTTCTTTACAATAACACCATCATTAGGACCCATTGCTTTGAAAACTTTTAAAATTTCGTCTTCGTCGGCACCGGTCATATCTACAACATCTTCATCCTCGTCATCAGAAATACCACCCATCATGTTATCCATCATTGGGTTTTCATCTGAATCTAAAGAGTCGATATCTTTCGATGGTTCATCGTCAAATGTGTCGTCATCTTTCATATCTGAATTATCAAGACCTGTTTCATCACCAGCATCTGCTGGCACATCATCTGTTGTCTCTTCATCAGGAGCTGGTTGTTCGTTAACCTCCTCCTCTTCTTCCATAGATTCTTTTAGCAAATCATTTAGTTCTTGTTTCATGGTAGAGGCAAGTATACCCTTTGCATTTGCTTTCACTGCTTCTTCAAGTGTCTGTACTTGAAGTAACGCTTGTTCTAGGATTGATTTATCACTCATTTTATTGAATTGTTTACTAATAAATATATCGTTAATGTAAAAAAATACAGATTATAGTATTATAACCGATAATAATTTTCTTATTTACCTAAAAAGGAATCTAATCTTGACATAAGATTCATCATCTTATCCATATCGTTAGGTTTTTCTTGTGTAGACTCTTGGTACTGTTCTCTATCGTTTAAATCTGAGAATACATATGCACCTGGTGTGCTTGGAGATGACACCAAGTCAAAACATACTAATTCAAAATCATCTTGAACTATGTTTTGACCTTTTATATTTTTTAATGACCCAACACCTCTCGATGAAATACCTAATGTTGCACCATTCATTAATAACATTGCGGCTTGGTCACCCTTGGTACTAACAATACCCATTTTTTTCCAACCGGGTGAGGTAAATAATTTTATTTTACCCATTAGTATTTTACCATCCCACCAAGTTTCAAGAATTGAGTGGGACACTCTATCTAAATCTATAAGGGAAGATGTTGGATGGTTTAATTCATTTAATGCACTACCTTTATTAATTAGTGCTTGATATTTTTCGTTCTCTCTTTTTAAGAGATTTTCAGGATATATTCTTCCGTTCTTGTTTGGGGTATCGTATTTTTGCAAAACAGCAAAAAGAATTAAATCCTGAGAGAAATCTAATTCTTTCATCTCGGATATAATTCTTTGATTTTCTTTTGGTGATATAAATCCGGCGTCGTATTCTATTAATATTCCCTTACCGGTCTCGTTAGGTCCAAGTATTTTCATCCAACTTTTTAATAATAAATACGTCGAATCTTTAATTAATTCTTCTTTTCGAAGAAATTAAATAAAGTTTCATCAATTAGAATCGTATCTATTATTGAATTGGATAAACTTGAAATGATATCTTTTATCTCATTTGACCTTACATCAAAATGTTTATTTACGTATAACGTAATTTCTAAATCCATAAATGACCTTTTGTTGGTCTTTATACCATTTGTTTTAATATCTAAATCAACTATGGATTCTGGTTTAAAAAATTCGGAGTTTAGATTATGTATCTTATCCTTTATTTTTTTTCTTGTTTTCAAGATTAATCTATCAAAATCATGTTCATCAACTAAAGGTTGTGTCCATGAGTTTAATTGAACGTAAATTGTTTTTAGGTTTTTGAAATCGACTGTACCATATCCAATCTTAACATTGTTGTGATTGCCAACCGCAATAAATTTCCCTTTTTTCATTAAATTTCATAATACTTATATATTTTATGGTGTATTCAAAATATACATAATAAACTTAACAAATCAAAATTCAATCATTATATTTAAAAAAACAAAATATGTTAATAGTAAACGTCACAAAAGAAAAGAACCTTGAATCGGCACTTAAAAAGTACAAATACAAGGTTCAAAAAACAAAACAAACTGAAAATCTAAGAAATAGACAAAAGTTTGTTAAACCATCTGTTGTTAAAAGAAGTCAGAAGTTAAAAGCCATTTACAAACAAGAAATTATATCAAATCAGGAAAAATCAAATTAATCCGTTTTTTAATTCCACTAGTTTGTAATAACTGTATCTGGTCATATCCGAATTTGTAACTTCAGATTTTACAGAACCTAATTTCTTTAACATTTCATCATCTGTTGATTCGTTAAGTAATGATTCTAATTTTGTTGTTAATTCGTTTTTAATATTTTTCATTTCAGAAATCAACTCTTCATTACTCATTGAAACTATTTTATTAAATGTTTCTTTTTGTTCTTCATTAAGGAAATCAGAATATTTGATGTTAAAATTATTAACTAAAACCGCATTTAATAATGTGTGATTTTCGATTTGAACAGTTGCTGGTTCTAGTTTAGTAACCTTTTTTTCGGAAACCAAAAAGTTGATTAGGTTTTCTCTAGAATCAATCTTTTTAGCAATATTATGGATGGTATTTTCTTCCGCTAATACATCTAAGTCTCTATAAAAAGAATTTTCTTCTGTGATAACATCTTTAAAAGATTTACCAAAATCTTTTATTTCTTTTTTTAGAGATTTCATCCTGTCAATAAGTTGAGGTTCTAAACTCTCAACGAATAACTTAGCTTTATCTTTGTTTGATATGGTCATATTTTCCATGTCCTCATAGAAAACATACATCTCAACCAAACTTTTATTTGATTGCAATTTTTTTACCAAATCTTTTATTTCACCTTTATTTTTAGAGGTATACGATTCTGTTAACTTAGTTAACAATTTACTTTTTAATTCTCCAAAGTTTGTCATTTTATTGTTCATTTAACATGTCTTTCAATTTATTTTCTATTTCATAAATATTCTGTTGTGCTTTATTAATATCAAATAAATTTCTTAAATTATTATCATCACCCAACATACTTAATATTTTTTCTTTTTTACTCTCACTTAATGGTGACTCACCACCACCTGTTGGAGCAGGAGGTGTTTCTCCACCACCCA